CCCTGGGTCGGGATAAACCGACGCTGGTTTTCAAGACTAATTACAACTCTTTGATTGCAATAGATTTATTTATATAACTTATTGATTTATATAAATAACAATGAATTAACATGAATTAAGATTAATATTAATAAACTGATTCAACTCCCCCATTACTCCCCCATCACCGACCCAAACCTTATTCCCAAAACCTACCAACGAATCCCCAGGTGTTCATAGTACTTTTCTAGGCGCTCATCCAGGTTTCCGGTGATATGATTTAAACGATACCACCAAACAAAGCCTTTTTTATCTAACTGGCAGGCATAAGCCATGACTACAACGACACCCCTTTTATGCTCTTCACGACATCAACGTGCGGCACCAATTCAACCCTGCAATCCACTTGCGTGTCATCGGCATTTAACACGGTAACAATCTCCACATCCACATTCACCACATCCACGCGATAATTTAACCCGCTATCAACAAACGCCAAGCTAGGCAAATCCGAATACACATAAAACCCATTCGGCTCACAGAAGAACTGCGAGGCCCTAAATGGAGTATCCACCCCATTAAGCGTACCCTTAATCACCTCAAAACTTGGCGCATCATAACTTGCGCCATCAAAATCAGGGCTAAACGTCACCGCACTATCACAGCCCGGCAATATAATCGCAGCCATAAAAAAGGCACTTAACACCCAGGCAACACATCGCTTACAGATTGTCATTTTTTTACATCCTCAGTTTTACATCACACATAAAAAATCCCGACCTTTACAGGACGGGACACTTAAAATTAAAAATCACTCACCGGAAAACTTCTGACTATCTTTAGACCTCAGATTTATAGCATCTGAGCACCACGCGCCACCATATATACCTGTATCGCATCGCGTAACCCAGACAGCTGCTGTGATGTTAATCCACCTCCGGCACCCCAGCATGAGAATCGAGAGCTTGAGTAAGAATCTGGGATACCGTTTACATTTCGCGCACCAACAAATAAAGGAATAGTATTAAGCAGGCCATTTGAACCTACACCTGTTCTTATGTTGTTTGCGCTATCGGATCGAGCCTCAAGTTCATTATTGACTCTGTGCGTACCACCAATAAACCCTGAAGCTACTAACCCATTATTTGTCACCACACCTGAAAGCTGTTGAGAATAATACGAATGCGACTCTGGGCTAGATGTAATTAATGTAAGCTCACTGGTCTCCAGAGCCATATGACGGTTATCCACGCTTTGGTACGCACCATTTCTAGCGAACTCGCCCTCAGTAAATGCATTACGATAGATAAAAAATGAATCAGATTTATCAGCAAGTATTCCAGCAGCAGCAGGGATGAAATTCGTATTTATATAAGAACTTGTACCGCCATTGGGCGTAAAACCAAGCCCCTCATCAAAGGCGCAACCATTTACATTGGTGGCATCAAATAGCGCACCTTTTAGGTTTAACAGTGAATCAGCCTCACCAATATGCACCACCGATATAACATCTTTTAACACCCAAACCCCAATAGTTTTGAGCATTCGAATCAACACATCAAGATCATTCATCAACTGATTATCCAGTACACTCAACCGATCAAAGTGCGCCTTAGCATCCACATCATACAGACGAGAGTTATGCATTAATGCCGAAAACCTCATACGTCATTACCTTTATTAACACTGTAATATAATTTAATACCCTTAAGACGGGCATCTACGCTATAGGTATCGGCAACATTGGCGGCATCACGGCCTAAACGAAAAACACAAACCTCATTATCACCAGGAGCACCCGCAATGGTTAAATCAGCACTGACATCACTCGCAGCCAGCTTATTAGCTGCATTTTTAAACGTATCAACTACCGACACCTGTGCACCATAAGGCGCATCAATTAGGTCGTCATCCGCTACAGCCACAGCCTCTAATGTCCAAACAACATCATTAACTTCTGCCGTGCCTCCCGTCCAAATAACTTGAAATTTTATTGTGCCTTTATCCCAGGCTTTAGGCATCGCATAATCGAACTGCGCAAACTCTGCCACATCTGCATCAAAGTCAATCACCTGTAAATCTGGCCGCCCCGCCGTCAACTCAACCGTATTCAGTAGTGAACAACCGTTTGAAACCGTTGGCATCATAGCACCCGCAGGCACCCACAAAGTCTGCAAACCGAGTACATTGGTAGCGGCCAAAGCATCTGCCTGGCTTTTTAATACCGTATCAACCGCATCCAATGAAGCATGGTATTTAGGCCCCCACCCAGCGATTGATAATTCCGGTTTCACAAAGCCAAAATTAGCCGTAAGTTCATCTGCCATTTACAACACCTCTCTAAATTCTAGCGGCGCTTTTGAGTTACCCTGAAAAACCTGCTGCAAAGAAAGCTGCTCAAAAACACCATAATAAGTCGTCGACTCTTGCTCGTAACCACCCACGGGACGCTGCACTAAAATAAAAGGCGTATCATTGCCTAGCAGCATATTCGTAATCCATAAACGATCACTGTCTGAATTAATTAACCAATTCAAATCAAATTTTAAAATCGTTCGACCCACTCGTTTGTTACCGTAATACTGGCCACCACGCGATTCCTTACGGCGCGTCCTATTTTCTCGTACCTTCGTTGAACCCCAGCTAAAATTAACCGTGGGCTGCCAAGCAGGCCCTAAGTAAATACGGCCTGCTTGATAGTAGTCAGTCACCACAGGATCACTAATCGTAATGCGCCAAAACCGCGCAGATAACGACGGCGCTATTTGCAGCATCAAGATAGGCCGTAAAACGGAACGCGCATCAGCAATGCTCAAGCCACCAATATAAATGTCATAACCACCAAAAAGACCTTCACCAAATAATTCATCACCAAAACCATAAACTGGTTGATACGGCTGCAACGTAGAATCCAATACTTGATCAACACCACCTAACGCATCGTTCCATGCTTCAATTTGCACCGTACCTGCCAACGTTAAATTATGATCGACTAATGCAAACGCTTGCACCTGAGCCTCACCCGCCGCCAACGTAATATCAATCACCTGCGATCCTGTCGCAGCACTTCGCCACATTTCCGTACGTTGCTGATTTTGTAAATTAGAAACCGGCATCGTGACAACCTCGCTTGATGCCGACACAACCGCACGATCTACACTATTGTCGTGTAGTAACATGGCGTTATTATTCATCCCCACAACTCCACATTAACCAATGGTATTTCACCGTCCCACTCATCCGCTAACCCAACCAAAATATAATCGCCATCCATAACATCAGCATCAGCCAATGTTAACTCACCGCCAAGCTCTAGCATCGGATCCGTAATCGGTAAAGACACCTGGGCACGACGGCGCAGCACGCCAAACAATGCAAGGACTCTAGCGCCTACGGCATCGACTGCAGCCTTCGAATCAAAATAAGTTTGAATAAGCGTTGCTGTAGTGGCGTGTAAACAGGTGTTTTTAATATTAATATCTTCCACTCGGGTTTTATAACCATCACCCCGCAACCAAGTAGCGGTATCTGCATCAATTGATAATGCAGGCTCTAATGCTGTCCAGTTATACCGATAAGCCAAAGGTACCGACCAAATAAGTTGATCTTCTTCCGACCAGGTTAAATCCGATATATGTTTTGACTCACCAAACGACTGACCATCACCTGCAGGGACCTGAAACAATCTAGCCTTGAACACACCTAAACGATCAAATCCCCACCAGCCAAAAACGCCTTGCATTAAACGAGTAATCGTATTTGATAAATTTGTTCTGCTATTTAAATAAAACCCAATGGTATCTATTGGTAAGCCTGTAATATCAATCGTCGGCGCACCACCAAAAGTGAGCGCCAACCAATCAATAATAGAAGCGGTATCATCGATAAACGTTACGCCGTCTTTAACACCTTTTACATCCGCTGTAATACGCCCAGCTGGTGGCGCTGATAAGCGAGCCGTACCGGCTGCCAAATCAACATTGGTAACACTAACCGCTACACCATTGTCATATACAGTATCAATGGACTGCATAGCCGCAACCGAGCCATCATGAAACTGATAAGTAAAATTACTCTGATCAATCAACACGCCCGAAACATTACGACACAAGCCCAAACATATCGGCTTACTTAAGCCGATATTAGATACTGGAAATGAAGCCGACTCCGTACCATCATATTGATTAGGCGGCAACTCAACCCCATCCCAACTGGCTTGATCATCTTCAATTTCGATTGTTAAACTATCATCGACGTTACCAGACTTAACCCCAATACGACCGGTTAGCACTGTAACCGCATCAGCATGATCAACATGCGCACGCGGCCCCGTTAACAAAACGTTAACTGGCAATCCACGTAAATTAACTGCAGCTAAATCTTCATCGCCAACAAACGGCGTCGCTAATTCGAGCGCCCCCCAACTCGCCATTGATCGACCGCCAAATACTTCCTGTATTTTTCGTGACAACCTCGGAATACCATTTTGCGCAATAACCGGTGTATACGGCTGGTTAGCTGGCACATCACCAGGTTCAGTGATGTACGATGTATCCGCAATATAAACCGGCGCACCATCGGGGTCTATTTCAACAAGCAGGATTTTTTCCGCATCGAGTTTCGATAACCAACTGGTGAGCGAAATCATGCCTTAATACCATTGGCATGAATCACAATTTCACGCTTTTCAGAGCGACGCAAAAGGTCAGAAAAAACAGCTTCTTTTAAAACTTTTCCGTCCGGCGTAACCACCTGCAGATTAAGATCACCCCCCACCGATTCAATAGCGGATTGAATTTTTTGTAGCACAGGCAGTAATACTTTTGAGCTTTTACCACCGCTGCGATTATCATTAATTGGAACGCCATATTTACGCAAGCCAGACATGGTTCCCGCATCAATCACCGCTTCTTTTTCATGCAAAGTCGCCATGTAACCATCAAATGGCACACTGTACAAACCATTCGCATGCGAGCCATCAACAATGGTGCGCTCCTGACCACCCAATAAACCCCGAATATCTTCCAGCGCACCCACCGTTTGAATACGACTTAAATCAATAGCACTTACTATGGCTTGCTCAGCCACCGACAACTCACCCTCTAATGTTCCCAGTAGACCATCGATTGAATTCAACAAACCTAAACTTTCTTGCTGGTAATCAACTGGTGCTTCGCTCAGCAAACGCGATTGAATATCACCTAATGAATTAACAATTTCATTATAAATATCCTGATAACCCTGACCGCTGGCAAACAGTGTTTTAGCATCTGATAACAACGGATCAACCAAACTATTCAACTGACCAGACACACCTGCAAGATCATAACCGCTCAGGCCGCTTGCACTGCTCGCCAGACCTCGAAAATTAGCCAAACGATCATCCATTGCCGCCGCAGGTGAAAGCTGCGCCAAACGCAAACGGTCAAGCGTATCACCAACCGTACCTGCTGCACCTCGCATGACCTCATCAAGCTGTTTTTGCGCCTGATAATAGCGCAGAGTTTCATCGCGCAAGCGTTGTAATTGGGTTACCTGATCGCCAGTGAGCGAAACATAATCATCCAGTGCAGCATTGTACGCAATCAAGGCATCAGCAGCGGCTTGTTGCTCTGCATCCTGCTGACTAATTAAATCACCATACGATGTGTTGTAACCCGATAATGTAGTATTGGCGGCATCAACTTGCGATTCCTTATTCAATACGCCCCGGTAACCTTCATAGACATCGGTATAGTAATCTGCATACCCCCGAGCATTTAATCGGTTAATTTTTTCATCAAGAGACAAACCAGCTTCGGCTAATTTTTGGTCAACCCAGAAATTAACGCCTTGTTCAAAATTTTCTTCATCGGTTAAACGGCCATCCTGGGTTGTCAGCCAGCCCCAATCTTTTTTCATTTCCGCAAACTGAGTTTCTAACTGAGACACGAGCGCATTTTGAGAAGTAATGTTATCCAAAATACCACTAACAGCAGAATCAAAACCCGGTGATGTCTGGTAATTTAATACAGGCGCACCGCCTGGAATAATAGAATTTAAATCATCGGTTATAGAAGCAGGATTGCGATAATTTACAGTGCCAGTAATGCTATTTACATCATTAGAAATACCCGTTCTAAGACCATTGATATTTGTAATTACAACCCGTACAGAGTCGAGCATTTTACCTATCATTTCCTGTTCCAGCCGATAACGATTCATCACCTGATCATAGAGCTGCTGTTCAAGGTTTAGCCATTCAGTTGGATCACGGGACTCAGAAATACTGTTTAAAATATTTCTGATTGATTGGCCTGAGTTATTAAGGGCAACAGTGTAATTAGCTAATGCCGTATTTCCACTGGACAAAATATATACCTGGTCTTCAATGGATCCACTTAAATCTTGTATACCCACTAACGCATTGGTCACTCGCACCAAAGCATCTGCCGCCCCTTCACCGGCCTGCATAAAACCATCGAGCATCGGCAAAATATCCAGTGCCATCTCACCCGCGATATCCTTCACCCATTGCTCGATGGCTTGCTTTGCATCGTCATTCGATAGCCCTTGTAAGCTCACGCGTGAAGTACTGGTAAAGTTAGACAGTATGGCTTCCGCATCACGCCCAAGCGTTTCACCCATGTCAACAAAGCCATCAGTGATAAAACCAAAGGTATCCTGCAGCTGAGCCTGCAACTCACGATCCATCATGCCGTACACTGTGCGATTAGAGCTCGAACTAAACCAACCACCTTTACGGGATTGCTCTTGGTACGTTCTGCCCGCTGCTTGCCCATCACGCACGGATAACTCAAGACCACTGGCATTAGTCTTCCAATCCCCTTTAAACATGCCACCAATCGCAAAGCCTATAGCCGCGCCCATTGGCCCGCCAACTGACGCTATCGATGAGCCGATCATCGCGCCCATGCCGGTTAAGTTTTGTGCCATCTTCGGGTTGGCCACATTAAACATATCCGCCGCCACACCACCGGCCATATAACCCATAAAGCCTGCACCGAGTGTGGCTCCAGCAGAGGCGAGCATCGGGTTATCAGCAGCCCAGGCTTTTTGATCTGCCAAAGAACCGCCACCCAGCTGCTTAATGACTGCCTCCTGCGCATCGAGAGGCGCACCCACCGCATTACCTGCACTCATCACCATAGGGATAATCAACGGCTTAGAGGCTGCCATCGTCGCCATATCCGCCAACATGTCTTTAAGCACATTTTTCATACGATCAGCCAAACTGTTCGTGCCATCCAGCAAATCACGGAAGGCACCACTCCATGCCCCACGAACAGAAGTCGCCGTATCTTTATAGATTTGCGCAATAAAGTCAGTAGATACTGCGACATCATTAGTCACATCATCCAGCCCCAAATAAGACTCAGTTAACGCATCAACTGCTGCCTGATACTGCTCTTCCGACCAAAGCAACGACGTTTTAATTTTTAATAATTGATTTAACGAATCCGCGTAATCATCAAAGGCCTTTTCAGCCGGAAAAATAGAATCCAGTAATGACTGCTGATCATTGGTCAGCTTTTTAACAATTACGCCTGCATCCTTATCAAGCTTGTTTTTCTTTTTCTGCGAACCCGCCACTTTATCAATCGACTTTGCCGCGCGATCATTTTGCAATTCAACATTGACCATGCCCTGAATAATCGTATTGTTGAGATTGATATTGCCTTTCATTTCTGAATTCAATTCAGCCAGACGTTTTTTATATTGATCGTACGCACTTTCAACCGGCTTCACCCCATCGGCCATCGCCTGCATATTGGCCGCCGCTTCATCTGCACCGACAAAAGACAAACCATCCGCTGCCCATGACAAGTAATCACTCATCATTTCGCGCAGCACATTAAACGCACCGGTACCCACGGCCTTGATGCTTTCCCACATCACCAGGCCCGCAAACTTCATACGCTCCCAGCCATTAATCATTACACTGATAAACGTCAAACCCGCAATGCGCGCCTGCACAAAATCTTCATATAACCAGGTACCAAATTCCCAGCCCGCCCATAAAGCAAATGCACCGGTTAACGTTGTGTTTAAAATGCCGAATGCTTTAACATTCGCCATTGTGGCCGCCGCACTATCAACCATTCCACCAGCAAACACATGCGCCATTGCCGCACCTACTTTTAATGGCGAAATAAGCGCTGCAAGACTCGCTACCACACCAAACTGCAACACAGGTATCATCGCGACACCCGCTGCCGTTATCGCAGCCAAGCCGACAGGAAGAGCCGCAATAATAATCGGCAATGCCGTTAAGCCTGCATACAACACCCCGCCACCGGCAACAATCTTACTGAGTGTTACCAGGCCATTAATCGTGGTATCAAAACCCGAGGTATCCATGGTAACCAGCTCAGTTAATGAGCGCGTTACACCGCCCACACCATCAACAACCTCAATCAGCGCCGGAGCCAGCGCAACAGTAATCTGATTTGTAAAACCTGTTGATTCAGCCGAGGCTTTGCGCAACGACTCATCCAGCAAGGCTATTTGCGATACATCCATTGCCGACATCGCAACACCAGATGCAATCGCCTCCTGCTTAAGCTGTTTAAACTGCTGCGCATCATTTTTAAGCAATGGAATTAATAAACTCGCATCACTGGCTAACGATTCCAAAATCTGAATCTGTGACGCATTAGAATCAATCGCACCCAAGCCACCCGCAATCGCTAACAACTGCTTATCCGGTGACATATTCACCAAATCTGCCGCCGTTAAATTAAGGTGCTCCAACACCTCGACCGCTTCACCACCCCCATTTAAATAGGCATCGGCAATCTTCTCTGCGGTGTCTTTATAAATATCAGCGATTTTACCCTGCGATAAACCCAGGCTTTGCGTGGCGTACTCCGAAGCCTGTAGCTCTTGTGTTGATACATTAACGGCATTTGCCCAGACATTGGTTTCACGGGTTAAGGCAACGGTATCATTTACCATTGACGATATACCAATGCCACCGATAACCGTAGTAAGCGCCGCCGCTGCGGTTGTAACTAAACCCAACTTACCTGCATATTCCTTCATGGAACGACTGGTTTTTTCAACTTCTTTACGCGACTTCTTTTGAACCGCCTGACCTTTTTTCTGGGTATTGCTCAGGTTTTTTAATTCCGCCTCAGTCAGTTTTACCGCACGCACGCCTCCCTTGGCATCACCTGTAATGACAATGCCCGTGCGGTACTCTTTACCCATAATAAAAACTCACTAAGTTGCTTTAGTTGGCCACGCTTTTAATGCGCCTATTTCAATAAACTGCAATTGTTTGAATAATTTTTTTCGTTGTTTCCTGGGAAACATGCCCTTTAAAACAGACCACACCGAGGGATAATCCAAGCCATAAGGCTGACTGCACATCGGGTGATAAAGCCACTGATGTGACACAGATAAGAACAAACGCCAAACATCAATATGCGCTGGCCAGAGTTCAAAATTGGTCGGCTCATCCTGAGCCAGCTCATCCTTGATAGCCTCCTCCGAGAAACCCATTAACCGAAGGGCATCGGCCTCCTTTTCTTGATTAGCAGGCGGCGTGGCGGTTACCCAACATCGACCTGCTTCTCTGAGTTTTTTTCCGCTTCCTTTTTACGCCCCGACACCAGCTGTTGGTAATCTTCAAATATCGCTCGCCGCGAATCTTTATCTGCAAAAACAGATTCAAGATTATCCGCATTAAAAGGAATAAGCTGCTTATCAATGTCATACACATGATTCCAGCCTGATATTTTTCCTTTTACAAAATCAGATAATTTTTGCTCAGCAGCATCTAAATCATTAGTAAAATTAACCGCTGAAAAATTTTCATCTTCTTTTTTATTAGCCACCCTCGACAAAACATCACTGAACCCAGCAAAGAGCAAACTAAACTCCTTACTAACTGGTTTTGATGGTCGCTCAATATCCACCTCAAACATCGACGGCACAACTTCACCAAGGTCGCCTTCTGCATCAAATTCAATTTTTCGCTTGATTATTTTTTTACCGACTACAAACATAATAATTTCCCGTGTATTAATTCGTGCCCGTAAAAATTAAAACGGCCAACCAGAGCACGGGCACCCCAGCCAGCCTAACCTATTGAAAACTTACATTTGAATAAATGTTGGCATTGATAATAAAGATAGAGACAAATCCCATGCCTTAAGCCCGCTTAACTCAGTTTCCTTGATATCGGTTACCTGCATATCAGAACAAGCCAAACTAAACGTATTACCAAAAGTCACGCCATGAACAAGACTAAACGGAATTTGCGTAACACCCGCATGTGACTCTGCAATCGCCAGCCAGTTTTTAGTGCTGTAGCCTTCATCTTTAATAACCATAGAAGCCGTTATCGGCTTCGGTTGTGATTTTACTGCTCTGCAACCAGGCATATCCCAAAAATCAACTTGGTGACCGATGCTATCCAGCGTGAATGATTCCAAACAAATAGACGTACTATCCAATAGCACAGTCGGTGTATTCAAGTTATTCACCGGAATACCTTTAAGCTGATTAGCTGGCGCACCCACAGCTAAAGGCACCGGGTTATAAGCAGGCTGAATATAGGTACCCAGCATTTTCTTAATTTGCCACAACGGCACTTCGCCACGCTTAATCGTAAGCCCCAATTCACCACGCATACCCAACGACTTAGCCAGCCCCATACCCGTACCTTCGTTACGCGCAAAGTACATGCTTATCGAATCTGTTATAACGTCCTCGCTCGGCACCATGCTGACATCAGAACCAACGTTCTCAGTGACATTCATTCCACAGGCCAGCAAGATATCTTTATACTGCGGCGCAGTATCGACAAGACCTGAGCCTGCAAAATCCATATCGAACGTCACGGAACTGTGCGGTGAGGCATTCACCGATGTCTGAAAACGCCCCTTATCACCATCGAATGATTGCGACTGTTTATCGCCCTCATAATTGGCAAAAGTCACGCCCCGCGTGCGCACCATTTCGGCTGCAGTTGGCACCGAATCCGTACTATAAGTATCTTCTATTTTTGGATAAATTCGCTTATCCGCATGCTGAATATCTGGCATTACTTGACCCTCTATCTATTGAATTATTAAATACCACTGTTATTAACTAGAGCGATTACCAGGCTTACTACTAGTAGTTTTTGAAAGACCAGTAACCGATGTATCAGGTGAAGGCTCTGCACTCTTACGTTCTTTTTCAAGCTCAGAACGCCGCTTTTCCTGTTCTTTAATTTCTTTTTTATTAGCCTCTTCAAGCTGCTTAGCCGTTGGCTGCTTGGTACCTACTTCTTTAATAACCTCACCATTTTCTATACGTTTAAACGGCATAATAATTTCCTCTGTTTTGGTTAACTATAATCAACGGTTGTATATACATCTTCACGCCAGATGTACTCACCTTTAATTTGCACTGTTCTACTCGACGCAAATTTTAATGGCCGCTGCTCTGGTTTAAATTGGAATCCACGCAGCACAGATTTGGCTTGATTTCGCAAACCCTCAAGATCAGCCCATTTGCAAACAATAAAAGAAACCACACTGCGAACCTCAGCCTGATCAACGCAACTATCACCATCCTCATCCAAGCCTTTACTTACGCCTTCTAATACATAAATAGCCGGGACATCTGCACTGAGGTTTTCAACTGGCTCCATATCTAACGCATGATCAACCGTTACAAAACCGGTATCCGCCGCATCAAGCTCTGCAATAATTGCGGGAATCATAAAACCCCCGCCTTATCTAAAAAATAATCCAACGCATGATCCAGCTGCTTCGGTAACTCAGCACCAACGAAGACATCCACCTCATCAAGCACCTTTGTTGTGTCAACCATTTCAGCTACCGATAAACCCCAAAGCTTTACGATGGGTTTTCTACTCTCTGTTTCACGCATAAAGATATGTGCGTTGAAATTATTACCCACGCCAATAAAAGCACCACGACCCGCTTTACCTTTTACAATTTTTCGCCCTGATGACTTTTTAACGAGAACCGACACACCTCTTCTTTTACTGCCTTTAACACGAACCCGCTTACCACCAAAATTAATCAACGATATCCTGCCCCCCGTATACGAAAGCACGCGCTCCGCTACAACGTCTTTAACCGCTCCCTTGGTTGGCTGCCTAACTATTTCATTTAACGCCTGAGAAAGCTTCGCAGCCTTGACATTGTAAATTCGACGAACACCCTTAGAGATAATCGTCCGCGCTTTATTTTTTATTTTATTAATCGCGCTATTTAACGCCTTATTAATAATAAGCGGTTCATGTTTTTTACGCAGTTCATCCAGGTCTTTAAATTCATCACGAATCATCGCGTCACCTCTATCTGCTTTATATAACCGTCATCTTTAATAGTTTTTTGCAGCTTAAGCACTTCACCAGTTGCAACTACCGTTAACGCATCACCATGCTTATGCGTTAGCAAATCAGCGCGCGACACCTCAACCACATTCCCATAAGTAGACAAGCCAGACTCAGGATCTATCATGTCAATTGCACGATGAATAATTGCGCGAACAGACTTTATGGAAGCGCCTATTTTTACAGCCACACCGTGATGATCTAATGACACAAGCGCTGTTGCTAATTCGAGATCATCACCTTTTTTTGGCATTATTTTTTCCCAAAAAAAAGACAGCTTAAAAAGCTGCCTCTATTTTTTTATTTTACTTAAACTAATCAACGACCATAAAATAACAAGCTTTCAATTATTTGATCGCCTGATTATTAAAACTTTCATGAATAATTATTAAACTCTGTTAGCACAGGATGCTGCAGCGCATAACTACCTTTATTTATATCACTTATATTAGCTATTTCGTTCATCGCAGTATTAATTTCAATTGTAAAATGGTCAATACATCCTGCACTTAACTCCGAAGACTGAGTCCCAACAAGAACTAGCTTATTATTTATTAACAGGAACGAAGGACTGCCACTATCGCCCCCTATAACCACGCCTTCACCCCACTCCTCTGGAACATCGTTGCTGCTATTGTACGTATGTCTTCCGATATCGAATTTAGTCTCATCAGTCGCCAGTCTTTTATACATATTAACAAGAATGTGCCCACCCCATGCATTATCTATGGATGAGTGCATTGCTTTTCTAATCACGGGCAACGATGTATGTATCACACTAGGTGAGTATAGTTCTGGGCAGTAGGCAGCTTGCCAGTTAAGCGGCATTGTTTCGTAAGGAACAATACTTCCGTCTACCTCTGCATCAAAATACACTAACTGTATATCACCCCCAATATAGTCGGCAATCTGATACACATTTTCCACCGCAACTTTTTGGAAGCTACCATTAGGTAGTCTAAATAACACAGATTCACCAACCTGCAAATATGTATGCTGAGCAACAATAGCGTGCCGGTTAGATACTAAGGCAGGCGCATACCTTTCATCTGGAGTATAACTATTGTCACTACCTCTCGAACGCATAACTGATGTTGCTGAAAAATCTAAAGCCCCTGTAAAAATATCAGGATTCAATGTCATTGTGGGATTATCAATATTCCAGTTACTAGCTGTTATATACCTCTGTACAGAATTACTCTGAACCTGTGAACCAATCATTGCTTTAACGGCATCATCTACGTGCCTACTAAGAGAACCAGCAACTAGACCAGTAGTATCTAAAAAAGCTAACTCGCCACCCGGTCTAAAGAAACGACTAAATTTCCGCTCACTGTATCCTTTCCTACCTATATAAAAGTCCGTGTACTGCGAATCAAATACGCCTTGCGCAATTATCTTATTGCCTTCTATTTTAGCTATGGTTTCATCAGAGCTTCTTATATATATATTTTCGGGGTCTGCAACCCCATTTACCGTAACTGACGCATGTTCCAGTATTCCTACATCAACACCTGCTACTAAATCATACTCAATACCATTAGATACCAGCGCTGTTCTGCTCCCCCCGTTAGGGTTAGGTATTTCAGGAATTTCTTCTACCGTGTAGTCAAAAAACTGTATGCTTCTACCTATAACTTTAGACGCTGCATCTGAAAATTTAATTATAGCCATTAGAATGTCATATTGGCTTTTAACGAGGTAAGCACGGATAGCCTGAATCCACCAGCCGCCCCGCCGTTGTTATGTAGTAGCCTTAACTTTTTTAAAGCATCAAGATTTGCGCCAGATAAAGTACCTGTTAACAATGAATTGAAAACCAATGACCCGCTTGAATCAGCGGCACCATTTATCGAACTCAGAGAAACCCACACCAAACCATCATACCATTCCAGATCAAATGTTTGCGTAGACAAAGCTGTTAACCCGACGATTTCAAAAGCAAGCGATAACTCTATTTTCAAAGCCCCATCGATTTTATCATGGTACGAAAACCACGCTGGAATTGTGTATGTAGAGTACTCATTATTTCCTACAACAGTCCCACCATCTCCAATCGTTGTCAGTAACGATAGCAACGCACCATTTAAACTTAAAGCTCTTGCTGCTGTTACTGGGCTACCCTTATAAACAACCAGCATGTTTTCATCAGTAGCAGCAGCGACTTCACCATTACCAGCATTAGTTACTTGTAATAAATCTGATAATAAACCGCTTCGTGGAGTAACAGAAGCTAATAGATTGCCGTTCTCATCAAAGACCCCATCATGAAACATATTAGGATTTTTTTCAATCACGACTACACCCCCACTGACAATGTAACAGCAGCACCCGCACCGGTTAACTCAACAACATTTCCACGAACGCGCTTAACACCTGATGGATGTGAAAATGAATCAACCGCATCATCAGCAACAGAACCCCACGAAACCACATCCAATGTGATAACCGCTAGATTATCCCAGTGTGCATCCTCATCTGAAACATCATCAGACTCCTCGGTAAACTCCACATTAATTTTTGCATGCAACGCTCCACCAGAACCAGTTAAGAATGCCTGATAATTTGAGTTCATGTGACCCGGCTGACCAGCTTCAACACTAACAACATTAACCGCGTCCAACAAAGATATAGTTTGACCAAATTTTCTTTCTACCATTACCATTTACCCCATCATGTTTTTACATAACAAACACTGGCTAATATTCAACATAGAAAAATAAACTTAAAAATCTTAATTAACTTTTCTATATTGGCACAAAATCAAAAAAGAACATCGATAATCGATGCTCTTTTTAATCTGCCTATACAGCTATAAATTACTCTTCACATACAACGCATATAACTCATCACGCTCTGCCGCTGTCACATCACAACCAAACTCTTTAAGCACCGCAACTTCTGGTTTTTTGTCTTGCGTCCAGTGTTTTTCGTTTTCAGGCTGCAATTCAGCCATTGCTTTGGTAAACGCTACAAAAGTAGCTGCTGTTAATTCCTTTGATTCCGCCACTGCGGGTGCAGTGTGCATTCCATCGTTTTCAACTAACACACCGTCCTTAACCAGCCTGTCGAACTCTTTTGCCTTTATACCGCACTTATTAGCCGACTCTTTATCCAGGTGCGTTACCTCGGTACCTTCACCAATAGTTTTAAGTTCAGCACCCTTACCCACCATTAAGGTGTTTACAATTTTCATCTTTGCCATGACATTTAATCTCACGTTAAAGGCGAGCCGAGTAAGCCCCGCCACTACAATAAATCAATACCTAATTAAGTTTAATTAAGCCGTTTTAACCGCAATCGTTGCATTCGGACGTTTCGGCACCATTAATGGCGCAGATTGCGTCATGGTATTTTCAACCGCAGGATCATCACTCACCCAGTTTTTAGGGAACATTTCCAAAGCCTGATAACCTGCAGCGGGGTCTAAAATCGCACCAAAGGCACGCACACCTTCAACCGCACTAGACGCACCAATTACGGTGTTATCAGGAACATACAACTGCTTAGCGCCTGCATCATCCGTGTAGTAACCGGTGTACACCCAAATATGGAACGAACCCAGCATGCCCTTGTAAGATACCCATTTGGCATTATCAGGCCCTAACTCGACAGAACTTTCCGAACCACGGCGCGTATCAAGCAGATCTTTCACTTCCTGAAACTTAATCAGATTTTTCCATGAAAGCGCATCCATCACGAAGTCGGTAATCGGTGCCTCGGACTGTGCATTCCATGCTTCCATTTGATCCAGCGGTTTTGCATTCGCCGTATCTGTCCATACATTAGTGCCTGTTAAGGTAATGGTGTTACCCGCTGCGCGTTGAAAATCCACCTCTACCGTTGGGTAGTTTTCACCTGAAACAACGGTTTTACCTGTGCGGAGAACTTGCGAACACATCCACTCTAAGCGGCGAATAATTGATTCACGCTCATCGTTTAAGTTATCCGCAATAATAGCCCTACGTCGATCACCATTAAAAAGCCCGCCACCAATTTGTTCACCGGCCTTGCGTGCAATCACCTTTTCAGGATCAACCACATGCTTAGGCTTTAAATAGGCCGGTTTAAATTTGCGCGTACTGTAGCCGTTTGAAGTATCGGCCCTGCCTGCAACTAAGGGCGAGACAAATGGAGCAAGTGTTGAATTTGGCGCTACAACGTCGTAGTCAATAGTTGACGTTTCAAAGGTAATTACTTCGGGGAAAAACATGGTAAGTAAAAAAGTTTCAAACGGATCAAGGCCGTTAATTACGCCAATTAGCGTACTTGTGTCATATGTGTTCATGAAATTAATTCCTTCATTTATTTAGTAAGCAAAACAACAATACTGTTGATTACAAAAGCTTTTACAAACCGTTAAACAATAACGATAGCCGTACCATCGAATGCCGCCAGCTTTTCGGCTGCCGTATCAAAACTGGCATGCCAGGTCATTTCGGCACTGCGGAAAGCACCGGCCTTGTAAAACGGACAATCTTTATCTGCTGCTGTTGCATCAACGTCATGCACCACAATACCAACCGGCACTTCACTACCATCTACCGCAGCGTTATTACACGCTGTTATTTTTCCACTAGCCGTAATACGGCCTACCACTGTGCCACGAACAAGGTTTTGCCCCGTAATTAAGGTAGCGGGCTCGGTAGCAATTGCAGGCGTACTACCTGCAATTAAATTATCGGGTGAGTATGTCTCCACACTTGATTCTGCAACCATGATGTAACTCCTGATTTAAATAATTAAAAACGAAATGTAAGAACTGAGATTTACGAGATTTGAAACAAGGCTTTAGGACGTTTTCCCGCAAACCGAGCGATAATCACCGAGTATTTTTTGCGCGTCCGTTAACTCGGCAGCACCGCTATCCGCACTAAGACCAGAGCCGCCACCAGCCTCCATTGCCTTATCTAATTTGGATGGGCCGCTTGCCTCAGCAGGCAAATCGCTAAGCACGGCAATAACATCATCTGCGCTCATATCCGTTTTAGCCAAACGCACCGCTGCTTTTCCGCGACCTTTCGCCGCATCACTTTGCATGATGGTTGCGAAGCGATCATTAGCGGCCTGAGTTTCTGATTTAGCAGATGAAGACGACTTATCTTTTTCTGAAATAACAGCAACCTCTTTATCAGTTTTAAGATTTTCATCCCGATTAACTTTATCGGCATTCTTATCATCGCCGCCCGATTTACCCGCCAATTTTTCTGGCTTAACTTCGTCACTCATCGCTTTCGCTCCTGTTTGAGTAGTTGATACTAAGTACGGGCTGGCCGTACCGAATTCTGTTTTCATGTCTTCCAGTAATTTTTCTGCCGTGGTGACTTCCACAGCCAAACCCACATCAACTGCATCTTCACCCAGATACACAGCCGCTTGCGTGTCGATTACTTCTTGTTCTGTTAAATCTGTATTTCGTTCCATTACACCGGCAAACATGCCATACAGCTTTTGAATTTCATCCTGAAACAAACCTAAAACTTTTTTGCTTAAAGGCTCATCGGCATTGCCGTCTATCTTTCGATCACCCGCATAAATATAGGTCGTATTAATGCCCGTTTTTGCATTCCATTTAGATATATCCATGTGCTTCATCACCACACCGATAGACCCAACCTGACCGGTTTGCGTGGCATAAACTTTTTGCGCACTCGATCCAATTAAAATACCAGCCGAACACAGACAATCAGCCGCCAAGGTGTAAACCGGTTTTATATTTCGAGCCGAAAAAATTAAATCAGATAAATCAAAGGCGCCACTCACCGCACCACCAGGTGTATCACCATTAATTAAAATAGCTTTTACCTCTGGATCTTTAAGCGCACGTCTAAATCGTTGCGATATTCTGGTATAACCAATAACGCCAGACATCGCCTGCATGCCAACAGCACGATGAACCATGGTGCCGATCATGTCGATAATGGCCACACCGTTATCGATGTAGTAACCGTTATCACTCCACACTGCGGTATCAGACGCAACAAAGGCCATTGGCTTAGGCTGCTCTGGCACTTGAATATCAAAGCCCTGACGACTCATCACATAAGCAGACATCGCGTCTAAACGACTCGCCATAACGAGGTGCGCCTTGTTATGTAACTCCGACGCCAGTAGTTCGTACATTGTTTAACTCCAATAAAAAAGACGCCATAAGCGCCTTTTAATTTAAATACCAATATTTTATAAACGCTTAGCGATAAATCTTTCCGCTGCCTAAAAATGGCTTGCCACGTAAAATACGACTAGCAATAATAATCCGCTTAAATAAACTAAACTTTATAATTAAACTTTGCAGGCGCAGCGCAACATCTTTACCGTCTACTTGTATTTTTTCACGTAAAACCTTACGGGCTTTTTTATCTGTTTTACTACTCAACTGCAGTTGCCTCCGGTGTCATATAGCCACGTATATCAGATCGAGTTAAGCCGCGTTTTTCACGAGCTTCCTTCTCACGAGCAATCTGATCTAACTGCTCTTCCCAGTCTTTACCACGCGCAGCGCAGGCATCTTCATACGTCAATGTCTCCATGTCCATTTCAAGCTCATCTGCTTTCCCTTCCTTAAGCGGATCGATCGGGCCTTTGCCTGGGCCAATCCAACGCGCACGGCAATAAGCCGATTTTGCTTCATAAAAATCAGGCGCTCCAGGCGGTAATTTAACCGTACTTTTATCTATTGCCTCTTCTAACCAAAGATCAAAAACAAATGATGCCTGACGACCGCCAACACGTTCACGGCGAGATATAAAAAACTTCCACGCATCCTGCAAACCAGCACGCGCACCAGCATAATTGGTTTTGGTATAGTCGCGAGAAAATTGCTCGTATGTAATGTTTTGACCCGCCGCCATTTCCCGTAGGAACGAGCCTTCAAAATCTGCAAAGTTAGGGCCTGGGTGTTCTGGTGTTGTAAAATTAAAGCTATCACCAGGCATTAACTTCAAAACTTTAGCACCACCTGCCTCTACCGCTTTATCACCATAATATGACTTGCCCATACCGAGTACTTTTTTGGTATAACCCGTTATGTCTTCAGCGCCCAATGTTTCAGCGGCACGCGCATAATCTAAATCGGTTTGCATAACCGCTGCATACATTGAATTAATAATGGCTGATTCTAAACTAGCATCTTTGAATTTCGCTAACTTAAAACCACTCGCAATAACTGACGCTAACCCAGACTTACCACGGCTTTGCCCTGAGCGTTCTTTCTCGAAAATATGCAGAACTTTTTGACGGCCCCACTTTGTTTCTCGGGAAACCTTTTTCCACTTATGCGTTTCCGAACCAGAAAAACGAGCATCACTTTGTAGCGCACTACGAAAATGATAAGAATGAGCAGCACCTAAATCATCCATTTCAACGCCACCACGCAGCGTATTGGTATCCATTAAATTATCTGGATTAGATAAACGTGCGGGATCAATCATTTGTATAGCGGTTGAATATAAACAACCACGATTAGGTAACCATTCTGACGTAGAAACAATCTCGCCTGTCGTTAAAAACTGGGTGTAACCTAATAACAGCAAACCACCCAAATTATCGTGACGACTAGCATCAACATAACAACCGGAATCTTCACAATAACTGCGAAACTTCGCCTCAACATCACGCGACCATTCAGAAGCCCATTCTGCATCAAGCCCCAACACACGATAATCAGGCTTAGACGAAAGACGCAAACCAGCGCCAATCGTATTATCTTTGTGTATTTGAATACTGCCTGCAATAAAAGAATTATTGCGATGCAAATCATGGCCGCGCGCGACCATCGTATTCATATCTGGCAACAACTCAGCATCGGCTGAACGTATAGATGGCGACCAACTCAACATATCATTACCATGTTGACCTGCACGAAAACCAGATGCACTAGCAAACGGTTTACCGCTAACATCTACAATCGGTGACGGCGCATTAATTTGAGTCTTCATTTAATTACCCGAAAAAACCAATAGGGCCTGCATGTGCTTTATCTGCATTACCGCACTCACCTTCAAGCTGAGCAACATAACGCTGCAATCTTGGCTCATCCGCTGGTGTATATTTACTAGTACGACCATTAATAGTAGTTTCAACAATTGACTCACCCAAAATAAGCGCATGCAACGCGGCTTTTGCTGCAATTAAATTTTCTTCACACGTCGCCATTATTTCTACCCATTAAAATGTTGACCAAACTCAGATAAATCATCGTCTTCTGATGTTTCAATATCACCGGAACTATCAGTAGGCTCTACTACTGAGCTAAACAAATCCGTTTGTTTTAGCGTATTTTCAATATCATCCCATTGCCCAGGGGTAAGCAAATGAACACGCTTAGCCATTGCTGCATGACGACAATAAACTTCACAATCTAACGCCTCAACCGCAGCACCTTCTTTTTGCTTCCACTTTTTCCTGTTCTTATCAGGAACCTTAACTTCACCTGTTATTTGATCATAATAATCATCACGAATATCTTTTCTAAAATGCCAAAGCCCTTTTGTTTTCGGGTTCACCTCTAACTTTATTTGGCCTGCAATCCAATCTTTCGCTTTATTGGTTCCAATGATGTAAATCTTTACACCATGCTTATCTGCTTTTGTTTGCTTTTTTGGATTCTTATGATCAATACTTTTTAATTTTGGCGTAACAAATATCTCAGGGTCGCCTTGAGAAGAAGACCCTTTGCCCGCCATGACCAATACTTTTTTATATTTTTTAGTCATTTTACGAACCCAAATATATGCAGCAGCTGACGTTACGCCGTCTGAACAATCTAGGGTTAATGACTCAATATACGTACTCCAGCCTTCAACGCTTTTAATTGGAGCGAATAGTAATTTTTCTAACGATATCCAAACCGGATCATTTTTATCAATAGTTGTATTTTCTGCAAACAATTCATCCCAATAAATATTCCAGCTTTCTTCATCACGACCCCATGCACGTATAACTATTGCAAGCCGGTTATGCTGAATATCTATACCCGCACTTAACTTTAACCCACCCAAAGGGATAACCATTTCAGGATAATCTAATGCCGCATCACGAATAATATCTGGCTCGGCCTCGTCACCTTTGTACTCGTATGTTTTACCTTCTTTCTGATTAATGAATTTTATTTTTTTAGTTTCATCACCCCGCGCAGCGTGATATTCCGCATCGAGGTAGTCGATAACTAACTCAGCTAAACCAGAACCTGGCAAACATGAATACACTTCAGGTAATTCAGTAAAACCCGCTTTACCGTAAAACGGCTTAGTCGGCGTCCATCCACAATTTATATCGCCTGCTGCCTGCGCATTAAAACAAGTATCTTGAATGTTTTTATGACGCTGATAATCATCCCATTCACTATCACAATGAGGACAAACATAAACAGCCGTTTCCGGTTGAGAGAAACCATATATCTCATGCGGCTGAGTTAATATTTCACCTGTTTCTTTATCCGCATTTAATTCACCGCTCTTACCTACCCAGTCAACATTTTGAAAACTAAGCACATGCTTTTCATTACAGTTATGGCACGTAATAGGTAAAATTCGCGCATCGGATAATTTTATGCGAGCCTCAATTTTTGAGAACCCCGCTAAGGAAGGTGTGCCACCAACAATAAGCATTGAATCTAGATATCGCTTTAAACGTTCTTGAATATGACCTATTGAATCACCACGTTCTTTTACGTTGTCGCTTGTGTCATCAGGCTCTTCTACAATACCCAAACCAACTGACGAAGTAGACTGAACATTTCCAGGCGAATTAGACCCAACAAACTTTAAAAAACCATTTACAAATGATTTAAAATCCCAGCAATTTCCTGACTTTCGCGAAGTAGAAACATCTAACAATCCATCCATTGATGGATTAGCCTGCACCGTAGGTACAAATTTTTCCTTATTAAACGATATCCCATCTTTCTCTTTTGCAAACAGCGTCATTATTGGTAGCTGCTTACCTATACTGGCTTCGTAAATACGTTTAAGCATGTAACCAATAATAAAATACGTCCAACCTAGCTGAGATGCTTTTTGCAAATCAACTTCACGTACTTTAGGATCATCTAACGCAGCTGCCACACCTAAAAAATAAGGCGCATATTTAAACTGATAAAGCCCATCAATATCACCACTGATTGACGGCAGTCTAAAATTCTTAGTCATCCACTCCGCTGTTGGGAATTTCTTCGGTGGAGAAAACATTTTCCCCGCTCGAATTAAGATCTTTGCCAATACCTTCCGCATGATCTTTAATTCGTGAAATTGTGGGGCTAACAATTTTATCTACCAATTCATTATCTATATCGATTTTATAAACACTTTTTAGCTCACCAATAAGCGCCGAAACACCAGATAAATATTCACGATTAGCTGAGCTACACCATTCTGTAATAACAGCAGCAACATCATCTGCTGAAACTAACGAACCTATTTTTTCGTTATATTCCAAAACCATCGTTGCGGTTTTAACCTCCGATTCAGCCGCACGCTGTTTGGTTAAATTTTCCTGATCTTTGCCACCACGACCAGCTGCTTTTTCTCGCTGATCACGAATAAACTTAACTCGAATATCGGCAAGCGTTGTTTTTTTCCACCAGTCTTGTTCTAGCCCGTGCTTTTCAGCAAGAGCACGAAGTACATCACGCGCATTACGATCTGACATATCCAGATGAGCAGCTATGTCTTTTTGAGTCGAAGGCATAAATTCTTTGTTTCTCAAGAAATCAGTGTAAGCACGAACAGACCCAAGCAAGTTGTATTTATCATTCCCAACCTTGATAACAACCCCATCCTTTGACAATTTCCTTAACTCATCAACGGATATACCAAGTACTTTCGCAACAACGTCAGCAGGTTGCGCACCATCATTAGATGCCAAGACGGTTACCCTCTACTTCTTCAAAGCTACGACCATCATTTTCAAGTACAGCTTTTTGACCTGTGAAATTTTGCCAACGCTGAATAATTACATCTATATAAACGGGCTGCATTTCCATGACGTAGCAAATACGGCCCGTTGTTTCTGCGCCTATCAAAGTAGAACCAGAACCACCAAATGGCTCAACCGATATCCCGCCCCTGGGCAAACTGGATAACATCACCCGTTCCATCATGGCCACCGGTTTAGGTGTGGCATGACCGTGACGTTCTTCACCAACTACTCGCGAGAACTCCCAAACATCACGCATAGATTCATGCGCATTATTAAAATACGCACGCATCCCACCCTGAATACCGTTTACATGTTTACGGTAGCCGCCTTTTATTTCATCGTATTTAACCCTGAGTTCACAGTATGGTTTCTGGAAGTACTCTGGATAGGTTTCTGCTAAAACCTTGTAATGCTTTTCTGGAATAAATGACCACTGACTTTTAGTAAACCAGTGAGCATAAGTTTGAACATTACAAAGTTCTCTTAGTCGAGCCGCATTTAACCCACAAGCATCAGCTTGCTCTTTGAGATACAGCCTTATCTCATCCCAGCCCTGCCAGTAATCCTCGGAATTAACATTACCTAAAAACTGTTTTCCTATTTGCATAAACAAACAGTGTTCTGAAGCAACAGGGTATTGCGTCATCAAGTCTGACTTCATGCCTGGAATTGATTTCTTATCCCAAACAATCTGATTGCGTAACTCAATATACTCGCTATCACAAAGACCACCAGCATACCAAAGCCGCCACAAGTCTGGCGCATTACCCCAGATGTAAGCGCTGCCATTGTCAGACAAGTGACAACGAAATGGTCGCCACCAATCCATCTGAAAAGCATCTAACTTTTCACGATATAAATTATCGTTAATAACACCGACCGATTGTTTGCCCATTCCATAAGGCGGGTCGGCATGAATTAATGACGCAGTTTTGCCGTTCATTAATCTAGCTACGTCATCGACGCTAGTTGAATCGCCACACATAACGCGATGCTCACCCAGCGTCCACACATCACCAGTAACCGACACAACCAGCGCAGCATCTTCTTGCGGCTCAGGCGTTTCATCTTTATCGGTTAAACCCTGATTGATACTATCGGCCAACAAGTCCGACAAATAATCATCATCAAATCCAGTTAAACCTAGGTCATATCCAGATGATTGAAGCATGGCTAGTTCATTAGCCAGCGCAGTTTCATCCCAACCTGAAAGCTCAGCCAATTTATTATCTGCGATAACATAAGCCCGACGTTGTTCATCGGTTAGATGACCCAGCTCAATGCATGGCACTTCTTTTAAGCCGACTCGCTTCGCAGCCATTAACCGACCATGACCAGCAATCAGCACACTATTTTCATCAATCAACAAAGGATTTGTAAACCCGTATTCCTGAATCGATGCAGCTACCTGGGCAACCTGTTCATCTGAATGCGTACGGCTATTCCCAGCGTACTCAGTCAATGCATCAACCGAGCGATATTCAATTTTTAAACTAGCAATAACATCATCACTAGCATTTTCTTGCGCTAACAAAATATGAGCCTCATAAAAACTATGATAGGCTTGCCCCGCTATGTACATGGCGGAGGGCCTTGCTTGGCTCACAGTGTTAGCGCACTGTGACTTCATGGGCTAGAACGCGGTTGCTGCCGCGCTCTGGTCGCCCTCTTTAAAATTCCAATAAAAAAGGCATCCCGAGGGATGCCTTTTTTATTGGTGACTTTTTATATTTAACTATTACAAAGCCAGCTCATAACCAGCCTTTATTAACTTTTGAGCATCACGCCAATTCACCACCCAAAACAAACCATCGCAGCCATTCAATATATCCATATCGATAACGCAATGCTTTAAAAAGCTTTTCGCCGTCGACAAATTATTAAACCTAGATATGCTCGATGGAAATACACCTGCGATTGTCGCCATTTTTCTTACCCGTTCGTTAATTAACTGCATGGGTAAACCATAGCTCTGTGAATCTGTTATAGCTACTATTATCGAAACATTAATCTCATAAAGATTATCGAAACATTAATCTCATAAAGATTATAGGAAGCGGAACCCCCTATAGGATTAAATATCTGCGAAAATTCCGCGCTCGCTTCGCCCCGTATACCCCATGTTGCTGGGTAGTACCTTTAACGATTATTTCCATTTAAATCTAGTATTCTCCCAATCAATCTATCTAATTTACCGTCAAGCTTATCCAACGTGTCATCAATAGACTGTTGCAGCTGTTCCATTCTTCGATCTTGCGCTTGGTTTATCTTTTGACTTTGTTCACCAGTTATTTCTAATCGATCAACACGATCACTTAAAGCATCCCAACCTGTAATTAAGGCAGCGCACAACGCAATCGTTGTTACCATATGACCTACTGAAATTTCTCTCTTGACATGCCAGTTCTTATCTTCATCCGCCATACCTAACCCCGAACCGCTGCAACAAGACCAGCCAAACCATTCAATGCCGGTTTAGGTTTATCATCAATAGCTGCATGCCGTGATTTTGTTTCAGTTCTCAAGTCACCGAAGTACGCTCGTATAACATATGCATAAGTACCAGTCAGAGCAAAGAACAATGCGATGAACTCAGAATTTAAAGCAGCCTCCGCACCCTTAGTTACATAAACCCAGCCAAAGAACGCTAGAAGCAAAAGCGTAAACCAAATCATTGCATTCATTGCTTTCATTACAAGAAGCGCTCTAGTTTCCTGTCCATCAGACGCCGTCATTGCCTGATACCGAGCCGTGCGACCATGTTCTTCTTCAACTTTTAAATTAATCTCAGCAAGCAACAAACTCTCACGAGCCGATGCGGGTAAATCATTCACCGCACTTTCAGCATCGACACCCGTTGATTGATTATTTAATTGTTTTTCATCAGGAAGAAAAGCATTAATGATAGGTAGAGCAGCTACACCGAGAGGAGAACTCATAAGCAAACCGGTGCCTACTGTTTTTAAAACTGACAGTACATCCACTTTTATTTCTCCCACAAAAAAAGCCCGCGATATTCGCAGGCTTTAATTTAAAATCAGTTCGTGTGCTTTCTGTTTAGTGACAGAAACCGCAGCATGAACGAAAATTACCACTTCATGACCGGTCACGTCAACAGTTTTTTTCAAGATATTTTCATACCTATAGCAAAGCCGTCGATAAAACGATGCGATAGGTTGATCATCTCAGTTAAACGATTTCTCGTAATCGACCGCCCTAACCTCTGGGTTAACAAAGCAGCTTGATATGCTCGATTATCACTCGACATGTAAGCTACCTTAACCACTGTCCGCATTTCATCATCCATATTCAGCACAGCCTGCTCAATCAATTTAACCATATCCGGCACATACGAATCCGATCCACCGCCGCCATCTGTGAATACTCGCGACTCAGCTGAACAACTTGGATAACCTAAACCAGTACCATTGTCACGAAAAAAAGCAGCCCACTGGCATAACCCATCATCAACCCAATTAATCATATTTGCTCCCGTTTTTCTTCTTGTTGTTTTTCATAATCTAAAAAGCATGCCGCTTTAGCTGCTACCAATGCTGCATCTGTACTACCATAAAATTTCTCATTGAAACAACCGATAAGATAATTAGCTGACTTTGTTTTGTAGTTATAACTTGGAGGCACTTGATCATCGATTTCATAATGCGCCTTGTACTCCATATCCCGAAAAAACGTACTGCCGTTTTCATAGGTTATCTTTTCACTTGGGCCAAATGCGCTATAAGACCATTTGCCCTCAATGCTCGTCGCCAATATCCGATAGCCCTCACTGCACTCAATTGCATTTTTTTCAATTCGATCAACGCCACATAACCAATTCAACTCATGTGACACCTGTGACACTGCCGAGTTACATGCTGTCACAAGCCTAACCTCTTGATTCTATTAAAGTGTTCCACCTGTGACGGGGGTGACACCTACTACACCCCCACGCATGCGCACGCGCGTACACACCCCCGTATGTAGGTGTCACAGGTGTCACAGTGTCACAAGCCGCATAAACACTGGTTATAAACACGTGACACCCTAAAAAAACCAGTGTCACACCCGTCACAAAATCACTCATAATGGCACCTCATCCATTTCTTCTTGATTTTCCCACACACGAATCTGCTTCCTTTTTCCATTTTTATCGGGAGGCAAACGTTTTCGTACATTTTTCCAGCCCATTAATTTCAAAATAGGAGCCAGTCGAGCGATCATGTGTGGTGTTTGATGCCCAGTATCGACACCAATACCTTCCAAAATCTTTGCAGCAGAAAAATAAAGCTCGGTAGATGCATCAAAAAACTCCAGTAATTTGTCTTCCCATGGATCATGTTGTAATCGCGAGTTCTGAGTTTCGGCAACTATTCGATAATCATTTTCATCCTCCGGTGTTTCTTGAGAAACCCACCAGATCACACCCTGCTTATACAAATGAGTTGCCTCAGCCCATAGTTGATCTCGGTTTTCAATAACCCATTGCTTATTAACTATCGAGCAGTACAGCGGCCAAAACCTGCGGTTACCCGTGTAATCTCTGAGATATGAATCCTGATTAGTCGATCCCCAAAACTGCGTCTGGCGAGGAAAATCCTGTGCATAGCGGCCATAAGAAGGCCGGAATCTGTCAATTTGTTGCGAGAAAAACTGCTTTAGCGCGGTAACCTCTGCCTTATTAAAGCTATCCAGCTCACCCAACTCAAAACACCACTTGCCCTGAATAAGCTGGTAAGCCTCTTTGTCACCAATCGGCAAAGGCGAATCAGAAAACCACTCACCAAAAAGCGCGGCAATCACCGTCGACTTACCTCGGCCCTGCTCACCTTCCAAAATCATCACGTTATCCAT